AGGGTGTTTTGGATCTGGGTTATATTTCATGAATGGTTGTTTTTTTACGTTAAAGCTTTTGAATTGACCCTCAAGACCAGCAATCATCGCAGGCGTTACCCAGTAAGGGTCTTTCGGCGTTAATGCGCTGGTTTCAATTGCTTGACTAGTTTCATAGTTATAAATACGTTGCGGGTCTTTCGCATCTCTTACCATGCCTTTCACATAGGTCCGACCTTCAATGTGGTGAACCTTACCGAATACAGGGATTAACGGAATAAACTTACCGGCCCATTTCTTGACAGGCTCAAGCAACTCATTGCCGTTCATAATATACATGACAACTCTGTGAGATTTAACTTCTCTGGTTTTTATAACCGTGATGCCTTGCTCTGCTAATTCGTCTATGACTTCTTTCTCTTCATCCTGGTCAATGACTCGACCATCAGACAATAAAGCAATCTGTTTTTTAACAGGGATTTTCTTCCAATATTCCGCTACTCGTACAAAGTCACCGCCAAACCAGTCATTACAAGAAGTGTTATTTAATCTAGTTTGTTCGAAACTAGTTGCTGAATGTTTGGGCCATTTAGCCTCAAACTCATGCAAAGGCATGTTAGTTATCACAAAGGCAAAAGGTGCATCACGCTTATCATATTCTTTAGAGTTGCCAAAATACAAAGAGCTGGCTGCTGAATTAATCGGTTGAATCTTAATGTCTTGCTCAAAGATATCATCATCATTGAACTCTGTGAGTACTCGCCAACCACCAAAACCACCAGTGACCGACTCATCAAAGGCTGCATCATAAGCGTTAGTGGCTTTAGATAATGACTCGATATTCCTAATTAAGCCGTTGAATATTTTGGCTGTCTTTTCATCTGCGCCACTGGAAACAGGCCTAACTTTGATAGACGTTCTGTTTTGTCTTTGGTCACCAACGATTTGAGCGACTGCGCCAGCTACTCGATTAACAGTGAATCTTGGTCTATTGGCTCGCTTGGTTCTTGCGTCCTCATCCCATTGACCGCCTTCAACGTGGGTGAATTTCATATCCTCGACAGCAAGTTTACGCTGGTCCCGGTCTTCTACTTGCTCGAAGCGCTTGATTGCTTCAGTATGAATATTCTCGTCTTCAGTGTTTTCGACTGTCGCTTCTGTAGTTGCCATGTTTAAAATTCGCTCTCAAAGTTTATTTCTTCGGTTTTGGTTAGATTGACCGGCTCCGCAAAGGTTAAAGCTGCCGCGTCCCCTTCATCCGGTGAGAATCCATATTTAGATTTTATCCTTTCTTTCTTCCATAGGCAAATTCTATCATGGGAGTCTCTATCATAGGGAGAAGCACATAAATCAGCCTGAAGGGTGTCAGAGTCAGGTAATTCGACTGCCAAATTCTCATCTTTGAGCCATAAATTGAGTTCTCCCCACATTTCACAACGCTTATTTTTATACTTTTCGGTGTTTAATGGTGTGGAACCAAAGTAAATAGCCTTGACTCTATCTTGGTAACCAAGCTCATGAAGACGATCAACAATATCAATGCCGCCACCAGCATCGAGAAACATCATATCTGGTTTTTTACCTGCAGTTGGGTCAACGGTATCAAGTATGGTTTTACAAATAGATACCGCTTTACCTAGCTTATCAACCTGGTCCCCGGTGTAGCTTTTTAAACCCCACGACTTTCGCCCCATTCGCTTAATGACTGAGAATCTGTCGCCGCCTCTTGACGGGTCAACTCCAACAACGTAAGGACCGATTGGGTTGCATTTATTCTTTCGAGCCTTAACGATGTCATTCGCTAAAATTAATCCATCACCACCGGACACCTGGAAGGCTTCTGATGCGTTCATTGGATATTCTTGCTTAAACGCTTTTGAACCGTCTGTGCCATCTGCTGACAATTCGATAATCTTTTGCCGCATAAAATAGACTTGCTCATCGTCTAAGTCATATAAAACAGATAGGTCTTGCTCTTCATCAGTCTTGTAAAAATCTTCCGGTAATTTCTTTCTGTATTCGTCTTGCCAAAACCAAGGGACAAAGATAGCAATAAACTCGCTCAATCCTGCCTCTGCCAGCTTCCACTGTTGATGAAAGAAGTTACCTAGCCCGTTAGCGGTCGATTCGTAAATAATCTCTGTATCGTCCATATCAGGGATAGTTTGAAGTATACCTTTGGCATGTTCTGCAGCGTTAGGCCAAAAAGCAACCTCTGAGCCGTGAAAGAATTGATTAGTTTGTGAGCGTCCGACTGATTTGTTGCCTGCCGTACCAACTTTATAGCCCGAGTCTAATTTATTAAAATGGAGTTCTTTGGCGTTACTGGCAGAAATAGAAGGTTTAACAAAGGGTGGTAAATTTTCATAGTAGCGCTTCCCCATCGAGAATAGGTTTTGAGTTGCGTCATCTTCGTGCGTCAATATAAAAGCTCTAACGCCTTTTCTGTGTGTTGTTCGCCAAGTGAATCGCGCTTGAATATAGGTGGATGCGCCCTGCTGTCTACCTTTAAGGATAACCGCCCTTACTTTGCCTGTCGCGCCTAACTGCTCTTGGATTAATTTGTGGATGTATAGTTGAGCGGTATTGAGCTTTAGACTAACGGTTTCCGCTGCCTTAGAGCGTATAATTAAGCAGTTTCTAGCGTAAAACGGAAATTCGTCTTTCAGTCTTTGCCGCTGAATTGCCTCACTCAAGTTTTTCTAACCATTCTTCAAATTGCATAGGACCGCCGCCCTCACCAGTTAACTCCATTGCTTTTAAGTCAGGTAAATACTTGTTTACTAAGCGTAATTGTAGCTCTGTGGCAATCTTTAGTTTGTTTACTGTGAATTGTGCAGTATCAGAAGGTTGCAGCTCTTGAATTTCTTTAATGTTTTTAGCTATTTGCTGTAAGTGACCGCCAGCCTTAAGTTTTTCTCTTAATTCTTCTTGTCTTACCGCTCTTATTCTTTGTGAGTTAGTTGTCGCCATTAGATTTCACCCCTTAGAACCTTAATCTCTATATCGGTAAAATTAGAATCATCGGTATGATATTCAGAAATAAACGTTTCTCCCTCACAAGATGAAACGTGTTCAATGTATTTGTTGAGAAGTTCTTTGTAGTTGACTGGTATTCGCTCAAATGGAGGTTGCTCTATTTCTGTTACTTTGTAATCGATGTGTTCAATATCCTCAATCCATGAATCAGGGCCGTCAATCCTATGGGCATGCTCAATAGTTATTACTTCTTCTATCTCATAACCTGAGGCATCAACAAAAGCTTTTAATAGCTTCTCAATTCTTTCGATTGATTCATCCCTTTCTATTTCATAATTATTCATTAGATATCTTCCTGCCAATCTAAGGAAACTGCTAATCCTTCACTGTCTGTCACTTTAATGGTTACACCTGGGTCAACAACTATAGTTCCTTTGTCCAGATTAGGTAATAATTTAAAGTGTTTAGCTATTGCTATAGCATCATCTTTGTTGATTTTAAAGTGGTTTAATCCTTCAGATTCTATTGTTAGGCTGCGTTTTAAGTTTTCAAAAACGTCCAACCTGTCATCACTCCACTTATGCTTTATTATATCGAATGAAGGGATTCTTGACTTTAATTCAGCCAATTCTTTGTCTAGTTCTTTTTCTTGCTTTGTCATAACTTTTTCCTCTGCAACTGTTTATACACGTTTGATAGTGTGAGTTATGTTTATGCTAAAACTGTAAAACGCTGGTAGTTTCCTGATATTTCTTGAGTGGCTGAAGTTGCTTTCCCTTTCTTTCTCCATTGGCCTTTTCTGTCTAATACTTTTTCCTCGACAACATACTCAACGTATCGATTAGCAATAAAGGTTTCATCACCTACAACAATATTAACTGTCCCAAGTGTAGCGTCTTTTTCGACTTCAACGCCGAGCTCTGGCTCTAGTATCATCTTATAGCTTGTTAGGCTTGATACGTCTTCGCCGATATTTGCTCGAATTGTTTGACCGAACTCATTTACATTCATTTAAGCTTCTGCGACTTGTAATAATAATTTGATTTTTGAAAAAGCCCACGCTCCAATATCCCCAACCCCATTAAGCCTATCTTCACCTGGACCTATAACATTATGGCCATCGGTTTCACTTGGCTGTGCGTCATCTTCATACAACAAAGCCTCTTGGTTGCTTATATTTTGAACTGTGAGTTGGACCCCAACTGTAATGCCTGTTGCTGCATACAGGTCAACAAATCCATTCGCCGGTATTTCTACTGATGCTAAATCTTTAGCCATGATAACCCCCTAAAATAATAATTTTGTGTTTGCGTTAAATACCCTTCAAGCTATTTAATATTGCTGCAGCTTGAGCGCCAGTTAAAGATGTATGCGTTACTAGCTTAGTTAATAGGCTAGAAAAATCATCGTGCAGCACATCAACTGATATATTGGAATTAATACGAGTTAATATTCTTGCTGCTGCTTGTCGTTTAGCGGCAGCTACAGTCTTGCCTGATTTAAAATCTTCTAGCTCTATAAGAACCGCATCAGGCAATAACTCGCCTAAGTCCGCCATGCCTACAAGCTTCTTTTTAGGTTCAGGCGTGGTGGTGCTATGTGTTTGCTGCTGCCAACCTCCATTGCCTACCGGGATACGATATATCTGCCCGTGTACAGTAGGCTCACCATCTACCCACTTGCCATCTACTAATATTTGATTACTCATCTTAATCTCCGAACTGGTAGTTGTATTTGATGACATTACCGGTACTTCCAGAATCTTTTATCACTGTTATGGCTTCGTCTGCCTTCCCTACGATTGGTGGAATTAATCCCGCTGTATTGCCTGCAGGGGCGGTCCCTTGCATCCCTTCGGCGATCACAAATTCATTATCGGCGTTTGTCGTAAAATCTGCCAGTATCTTAGAGTTAACAACTTCCGTCGCTCCACTCGTAATAGTTATGCCTATTTCTGTTGCTGCACCACTAATAGCCAAAAAATTTAGCTTAACTTTTTGTCCGGCAGGGGGTGTTAACACAACTAAGTTACCTGATGAAGATGAGGCAATCGTCTGATGTCCGCTAGTAAATCTAGGCACAAATTCACCTCCACCGCCTCCTGATGTCTTTCCTCCGAACCCCATAATTTTATCCTCTAATAATTGTTAATTTTTAGGCCTTTAACATCCTTGTCAGCCTTGTTTCATGAACTATTTTTCGTGTATTTTGTCGTGCTCTTCATTAATTCTACACTGAGTGTTAATTCGCTCTCTCAATGTTGTCGCAAATATACTTAGCTTTAAATCCATATCGTCCGTAAATCTGTTAGCCTCATCATATGTAAACCCTAAGCTAATACCTGGTTGGCCTTCGCAATCAACCGGATCATGTATTAGTCTTGAGGTAGTGCAACAGCTCGTCAAGCTAAAGAGAATTAAGCCTATCACGCCTGCTTTTTTTGCTCTTTTTAAGTAGCTTCTTTTTGATTCTAACCTTTTCATCCTTTAAAATCTCTTTTTTGGCTTCGACTTGCTTATCTCGGATTTCTTCTTTAATCTCTAAAGCTTCGTTTTCATCTTCCAATTTTTCGATTTTGTTGCCACGATATTTTAACACAAAGAGTAGGCCAGTAATAATCAAGCCCATGAATGCGGTTATTTTAGCCCAAATTGCACTCATTTATCGGCCATATCTGAGTTAGTTTTAAATCTCAATACGATATTGCCCATAGTTAATATAATCGTTAAGTCATGTTCGCTGACATATTGAACAAAGCTAGGCTCAATTAATATTGCAGCAATTGCGCAGACGCCGATTGAGTTAAACCAGATAGTAAAGCATTTGTGCGCCTTCTTGAGTCTGTTTATAAATCTTGTGTAGGTCATTATCCAGCCCTCATAATATTAGCTAACCTGATTGCTCTCTCACCTACCTGGCCAGCCCATTTACTATCAAGCATTTCTGCTGCTGCTAGTTCGTAGTTTTTCATTGAGATAGCTTTGTGCATCTTTTTGAACTTCATGAATCGAGTTAAGCCAAGATTATAAATCATATTTAATATAATGGCGCGTCTTGATGGGTGCAATTCTGAGTAATAAGGTAGTTTAACCGCTTCTTTTGAGGCTTTTTCTAAATCGTTTTTAAGGAGGTATTCCGCTTCATCTTTAGTTAATGGGTTATCATCCAAGTTTCGACCATAGCCGATAGTGATTTTGCCTACCGTATCTTTATAGGGTTGGCCGCGAAAACCTTCATCTATCTTGATTTGCTCTATGGCTTGAATCATTTGAGGCCCATATACATTAAGACTAAAGCTGTAACGACTGTTGTTAGGATTGCTGCATTTCTCTTATCAACAGCTTTCCATCTGTCCTTCCATGTTTTATCGCTCATATCCAACAATAAAACCTGTTTTTCAATATTAACCACACGATTGTCGTTATTTTGCTTGTATTCTTTGAAGTCTTTACCTTGCTCTATCTGGACCTTTTCGATTCTGTCTGATTTTTCAGAGTGTGAATTATGTCTTTCTTCACTCTTTGCCATTACTTCCATAAACAGGCCTAGCTTTTCACCCATAGAGAGCATATTGCTAGCAAGTTGATCCATTCTTTTGCTCATTTCTGAACTCTGCTGCAAGTGCAGTGCGGCGTATTTCTCGAAAACCGTCTCTAATGCGGCGTTTTCTGAATTGTCGCCTTTCACGCCACACCCCCGTCAATATCCCTAACCCGAACACAAAAAACAGCATCAAGATATGCAGTATTATTCCTTCGGTGCTTTCTTGAATAAACATACCTGTTAAGAAGTCCTAAATAAATTAATTCAAAAACCATGATTGTTCCAACGAAATATTGATAGGCCTGATAGAAGTTAACATTAAAACTATAAAAGTAACTAGAAGCCGTGAGCAGATTATAACCTAAATTCATAAAAATTAATCCGGCTATAACAAAATGAGATTTCAATATCAACAGTAAAGCCATAACCATTAACTGAATTGTTGAGTAAATTAGATAGATTAACCAGCCGTTATCAGCTCTAATTTCCAGAAATAGATAGTTGTAGGCAAATTTTTCCAGGATGAATGCAGCCGCAATGGTGATCGCTACGGGTAGATATTCTTTGACAGACATAGCTGCCAGTGTGACAGCTATAATCGTGCAAATATAAGTAAACATTACTTTGGTTTTGTATCTGTTGGTGGATCGTCTTGATCGTTTCCATCTATTTTAGATAATAACATTATGCTGCCCTTAAAGTATTTAGATCATCAATTTTAAACAATACTAACTCATTGGCCTTAGCTACAGCTAAAGCTTGTGAGGGTGTACCAATTCCAGATAAGACAATTGAATCGCCTTTTGAAATTCTCCACCTATATTTTGATATAGAC